CCCGTCGCGGAGGATGCGCCGGGCCAGGTCCAGGCCCATCGCTGGCGTCTCGGCCACGCGGACGTCGCTGGTGTGGTAGGTGTACGCCGCGCGGGCCTCGCACAGCAGCGCCAGGTAGGCGCGGGCACAGGCGTCGCGGATGCGCTCCGGGGGTAGCGCGGTCATCACACCACCCGGATGCGCCAGGCGAGGCGCCGGTCTCCCAGCCACCACCCGTTCGCCTTGCGGACCAGCGTGCGGGTGCGCGCTCGGATGGCGGTCGGTAGGCCACGGTTGAGCGGGTCGGTCTGCCCGCCGTCGACGGACATGACCTCGGCGCCGCCGGTCCCGACGACGACGAAGCCATGGGCGACACCTCCCCACTCTTGGAGCCACCGTTGCTGCGCGGTCGGGTCCCTGGGGGGCGAGCCACCCTGCCCGACCATGATGATGTCGCCGGGTCGGATGTCTGGCGCAGCGTCGCCACGCCAGAGGTCCGGCGTGAGGTAGCCGCGCTGGCGCCCCCACTCCGTCAGCAGCGTCTCGATCTGCCCGAGGGTCTTGGCGTAGGGGGTGCGGAGCGCATCGACGCGCCGGCCGTGCAGCGTGATCTCGCCGGGCAGGCACCACGCCCCATCGGCGTCCTGCTGGGTGGCCAGGATGGCGCGGGCGTGGAGCAAGCACGCGCTCTGCGTTGCGGCCATCTGCACCGCGGCGGCCAGGTCGTCGAAGGGGTGGATGGCCTTGGCGTAGGCCGGGCGCTTCGCCTTGTCGCCGTAGGATAGGTCCACGGTTTCGAGTGCGAGGAGGGTGTTGGTGTCGTCGAAGGCCATCGGGTCACCTTGCCAGAGCGGGTCAGGGGGTCGCGCGGACCATGGCGCCGACGTGGCTGCTCACCGCAGGTACGGGCCCGTCCGTCTCGTCGGCCTCCGGCACGCAGGACACCGCCTGCACGCCACAGCAGCCTAGCCAGATCAGCACGGCCAGCAACGCCAGGCCGAGGGTCATGTTGATCTGCCGCTCCTCCTCGCCGGGCACGTCGTCGTCATCGTCGTAGGTCATGTGCTTCCCGCCGTGATCTGGAACGTCTCGTAGCCGTCCCCGTTGGGGAAGCTCTGCACGTCGCCCGTATCGAACGTGACCCGCACCGTGAACTCGTAGATGCCCGCTGCCGCCGGCTCACCGCTCGCCCACGTGTAGGTCACGCGACCGGTGGGCGAGGACGGGATGACCAGCGTGCGGGTGGTCCACGTCGTCGCCCCGCGTAGCCGGTACTGGAGCACGGCGCCGGTGACCGGCATGGTCGCGTCGTTGAGGTTGAACGCCACGCCGTCACGGGTCAGCGTCGCGGTGAAAATCGGTAGCGTGTCGTCCACGCGCTTCAGGATCGATGGCACGGAGGTAGCCCTTGTCGTGGTGCGGGTGGTGAGGACGGCGGTGACCTGCCTGGCCACGGCGGCACTCGTGGTGGTGCGCGTCGTCAGCGCCCGGGTGACGGTCGGGAACCCGAGTCCGGGGAACTGAAGGCGCAGCGTGCCATACGCCCCGACGGGGACGCCGCCCACGCCCGCACCGGACAGGGACAGCGTGCCGCTGCCGGTGGACGCCACGGCCACGCCGCCGGTGCAGACGCCGCCGATGGACAGAGACCCGGTGCCGGTCCCGGCCACCGCTACCGTCCCGGAGAGCGCGCCGCCGAGGGACAGCACGCCGGGCGCCGCACCGCCGACAGGGACGCCGCCGGACGCGGTGCCGGCCAGGGACAGCGCCCCCAGGGCAGCGCCGCCCACCGGGACGCCGCCCACGCCCACGCCAGCCATGGCGAGGGACGCCGCCGCCGTGCCCCCGACGGGGACGCCCCCGACGCCGACGCCGGCCAGGGACAGGGCACCGGCCCCGGTCGCCCCGACCGGGACGCCGCCGGTGACGGTGCCGGCCAGGGACAGCGCCCCGGCGCCATCGGCCCCGACCGGCACGGACCCGGCGACCACGGCGGCCAGGGTCAGGGTGGCGACCGCTGACGCACCGACCCCGATGGACCCGGTGATGGTGCCGTCGAGGGTGCCGCCGGACGGCGCCTCATAGAGCGAGCGGAGGACGAGTAGCATGGGCGGACCTCACCTCACTGTTGCGCGAGGATCTGGAACACCTCGGCGCCGGACGACCGCAAGACCGTCGGCAGCCCCGCCTTGGTGGACCCGTCGACGAAGGTGACCATGCTCATCCGGCCGCCGACGATGGCCGTGCCTTGCGTGAACCGAAGTTGCGCCCACTCGTCGAGGTGCCGGTGAAACGCATTGAACCGGTAGAACGTCTGGCTCCCGTTGCCCTGGATGTAGGCGTACTTCCCGCCGTTGATGGTGTTGGCGCCGTCGTAGACGAGGCAGGACCCGGTGGTCAGCGTGGGGCCGGACCCGTACACGACCGCGTTGCTCCACAGCCCGTTGGTGCCCCCGGCGATGTCCAGCACGTCCAGCGTCGTCACGCCGCCACCGCGCCAGGTGAACACCTGTGACCAGCGGAAATTCTTGTCCGGGTCCTGCGTGGTGTACGTGGTCGGAATCCCGAACGCCTGGAACGCCATCACGCCGGCCGCCACCGCGCCGCCGCGGACGCCATAGGTGGTCGTGCTCCAGGTGTCGCCGGTCTGCGCCGAGCCCACGGTGTCCGGCGCGTAGGTGAAGGTTGACGTGCTGGCGCTGGACCAGAGGATGATCTCGTTGTTGTTCTCGATGACGAACTGGCACGTGGCCGAGGGCGTCACGGTCCAGTTCCCGTTGACCGTGTAGACCGGGCTGGAGCCGGCCGTGTGCGAGGTAATCCGGCGGCGCTGCCCCACCGCAGTCGGGGTGGTCGTGTCCTTGACGATGCGGATCTGGAAGTTGCGGAACTCGTTGGCCAGCACGCTGGCGTCGCCGCCGGTGGCCTGCCCGGTCAGCGTACCGGCCGCGGACGCCGTGGCGGTCAGGGCGCGACCGCCTACGCCACCGTCGCCGGTGCCCAGCACGAACCCTTCGCTGGGCACGCAGTTGGAGGGGGTGTAGCCCTCGTCCAGGCAGACGATGGCCGAGTCCGTCCCGATGGTCGCCGGGAGGTTGGTGGTCCCGAGGTTGCCGGAGAAGGAGTTGGTGGCGACGTCGTAGTATTTCCAGACGCCCGCGGCCAGCGTGCCGGCGGACAGTAGGTAGACGCGACCCGACAGGATCTCGTAGCCGTCCCCCACGGCCGGCGTGAAGGTGAGCGGCGTGTCCAGCACAATCGTCGGCGTGGTGCCGCCGCTGTTCGAGAGGATGCGCCGCTCCTGCACCAGCCCGCTACCGCCCGCGGAGTTGCCGATGATGCGGATGGTGAACCCGCCGTCGTCGCCGAGCATGTTCAGCCCGACGGCCGCCGGGAGCGCCGTGGACAGGGTGAGCCGGGTGGTGCTGGCGCCCGCGGCGATGGTGCCACGAGGACCGCGTGACGGCGCCATGACGCCGGTAGCCCCAGCCCCGAAGGTGCCGGTCAGGGCCGGCGACCCGACGAGGGACCAGCCGTTGTTGTTGACGTTGTACTGATTCAACACCGTGGCGCTGACGAGCTGGAACAGTGCGTGGTAGCGCATCTCCGAGCCGCGCAGGTCGCTGATCATGCACCCGCCGGCAGCCGAGGCGTTGGGAGCCACAGCCAGCGGGCGCCACTCCGGCAGGTCGAGGATGCTCTTGAATCCAAAGGTGGTCGCCATCTCAGGTGATCCTTGCGCGGACTTGCATCGCCCAGGTGGTCTGCGCCGCGTCGAAAAGTTTGGTCTGCCGGGCGTCGAAGCCCGCGATCTGGTTGAGCGTGGTGACGGTCGCCACCGTGGTCACGGTCGTCACGGTGGTCACCGTCGTTACGCCCGTCACGGACGCGACGGTGCCGAGGGTCTGCGCGGTGTTGATGTCGATGAGCGCGCGGAGACGCCCGGTGGCCGGGTCGTTGGCCGTGGCCAGCGCGCCGCCCAGCAGGCGGCCCATCTGCTTGAGAGACTCGGCCATGTCCGCCAGCAACGCCGTCTGCGTGACGACGCCGTGCTCCTCGCCGGTGAGGTCGCCGCGCCGCACAATCGCGGCGTGCGCGTCCGGGTCGGTTGGGTCGCTCAGGTTGACCCGCTGGCGCTGGACCTGATCGCCCCCGACGGTCACCTCGGTTACGTCGATCTTCTTGCCGGCCCCGTCCGGGGCTACCTGAACGAACTGGTCGGACATGGGCTACCTCAGAGCCCCGACGCGATGGCCGCGGCGTCGATGGCGTTGTCGATGTCGATGCTGCTGTCCTCGGACGCGAGCACCGTGGTGCCGTCGGTGTCGAGGATGGTGCAGTTCCAGACCGCACCAGTGAACTTGAGGACGACGCTGATGCCGATGCGGGAGGAGAGCCAGGAACGGAGGTCGCCGAGGGTGATCATGGTGGGTGTGCCTTTCAGTACGAGGAGGGGATGGTCATGGTCAGGCTGGTCACGTTGACGGTGACGCCTGCGGTGATGGTGGCGGTGGGCAGTTCCAGGTTGCTGGTGCTGCCGGTGGCGCCGACGCTGCCGTCGACGTAGGCGGTGCTGCCCGCGCTGTTGGTGATGCGGAACCACGTCGCGGTCCCGGTCGCCACGGCGACGGCCCCGGTGATGGCGCCGGCCGCCTTGCTGCCCGACGACGCCGCCGCCCATGCGGTTGCGTTGAGGGTGAGTTCCGCGAGCAGCGTCTGGCCGCTGACGGCGGTGTCCGGGGTCGCGGGCTGTGACCCGTCGTAAATGCGAATCTTGCCGGAGTTCTGAGCGCTGCCGAAGATCGCGTCGAGGCCCGCGTTGCGCAGCGCCATGCTCAGGCGTAGGGAGGTCGCCATGGGGTTATTTCTCCTGGATCAGGGTGGGTATCTCGTCGCGGGACCAGGCCATCTCCGGGTCGTGGTCGCTGAGGTCCGGCAGCGTGGGCCGGTCCGGTGTGGCGGCGAACCGGGCGACGAGTCGCGCCCGCAGCCGTTCGCGCTTCACCTCGGTCAGCGGGTCCTCGTCCTCGACGGCCAGCAGCGCGACCGCCGCCAGGGCCTCCGGGGTCACCGGGCAGCGCTCCCGGACGCGCTGGCAGACGGCGCGGGGGCCGGGGCGCCACCCCGCTGGAACTCGTCCAGAAGCGCGTTGGCGGCGTCGACGGCCAGGCTGGTGCATTCGTCCTCGTCGGCCTTGCCGGCGCACGCATCCGCCCGGGTGAGCACCGCGCGGGCCTTGGGTACGAAGACCACCGCGCGGGCCACGACGGACAGGCACACATCGCGCTCGTGACCATGCACCGCAGCGCACGCCAGCCGGGCCAGAGGCAGGCCGGCCTCGACGTGCTCAGCCGCCACGCGGAGGTCATGCAGCGCATCGCCGGTCTTCTCGACGACGCGAGCCGGGGACGGGGCGCCGGCACACGCGGCGACGGTGCCGACGACCAACCAGGCCGCGAACGGCACGCGGTCCAGGGCAGCGATGTGGCGGATCACGGCGCACCCCCGGCGCCGCCATCGGACGGGGGCGCGTTGCTGGCGGTGGCGTCCTTGGCCGGGAACATCGACGCCACGACCTCCACGGCGATCTTCGGCAGGAAGACGCCGGCCAGCGGCTTGAGGATGCCGCGGAGCACCGGCGCTACCCGCTGCGCCAGGATGACGGCGGACGCCCACTGCGGGGACGCCGCCGCCTGCTCAGGGGTCAGCGTGATGTTGGCCATCCACAGGACGACCAGGCACAGAGCCAGGGCCAGGGCTTGCAGCGGGTGCGCTTGCAGCCACGGCAGGATTGCTTGGATTTCGGGCATATCGGTCGAGCCTCCAGACGTGCTGTGAAAGGAAGTTCAAGAGCAGCCCCACCACGGTGATCACGGTGGTGCTCAGGCCGACGGCCTTGGCGACCTTGGCCAGCCCGGTCTCGGCGGTGGCCAGGCGCTCGCCCTTGGCGGTGCCGTCGCGGGCAGCGATCTGGAGCATCGACACCAGTTCGTTGTGGCGTAGCCGGTCGAGTTCCTCCTGAGCGTCCGCGCGCCGGGTGAGCGTGTCGACGCTGCGCTCCACCTTGCCGACGCGCTCGCCGAACGCGAGCATGAGGTCGGCCAGGTTGCCGATGGTCTGGTGGTGGGACGCGCGCTGCTGTCGGCTGTGCTGCCGGTCGTCCTCGACGGCGACCAGCCGGGACTCCATCGCGGAGAGCATCGCGCGGAGTTCCGTGACCTCGGCGAGGAGGTCCGCCTCGCGGTCACGGTGGCTCATGGCGTGGGCAACCGCTCCAGCCACCCGGTCACGTACCCCGGGTTGGCGCTCAGGTCCTCGGCGACGACGCACATCTTGGCGAAGCGGCCGTCGACCGGGTTGGTCACGGGGCCGGCGTTGAGCACGTAACTCGTCGACGAAACATCCATGCTGGCGCCCGTGGTGTCGATGGTCAGCGCCACGCCGTTCACCCACACGCTGTAGTTGCCGGTCGTGGTGTTGCCGCCGCCGCGGTAGACGATGACCAGCGAGAACGGGTCCGTCCCCGTGGGCTGCCACGTGGACACGCGGCGCGAGATGGTCGGGCTGGTGATGTCCGCGGCGAAGGACAGCCCGGGCGACGCCGAGGTCGGGCCGCCGATATGCACCCGGAACCCCCGCGTCGTGCCGCCCACCACCACCAGCACGTCCACGTCGCTGGTGCCGATGGTGGCGTTGTACTGCGCCCGGATACCGAGGGTCTTGGCGCTGGCCGACGCGAAGTTGGACACGCGCCCGATGGCGTCGTCGCCGTGGTCCCCCACCATGGCGACCTGCGATCCGATGGCGCCCAGCAGCATCCGGCGCCCGGCCGTCGCCTGCTGCCAGTCGCCGGCAGGGCCGCCCTGTGGCACCAGCGCGCCCACCGGGTCACCCGGCGCGGTGGCGGCGACGGTCTTGCCGGTGGTGGTCCACGTCGCCCCGGCGGCGCCCACGTCCAGCCACTCCAAGGGCGTCGAGTCCCCGGGCGACCAGATCACACCGGGCGGACCGGCGGCGCGGCCCAGGCCCAGACCCAGGCCGAGGCGCATCAGAGGTTGTCCTCGGGTGGGGACAGCACGACCAGCGGCGCGCCGGGCAGGCCCAGCTCCGCATAGAACGCATCGACCGTGACGCGGGTGGTCTCCCAGTCCACGCCGCCCGGGATGGGCAGCGCGTCGATGACGTCCACGGTGATCTTG